ACCACATTTTGGTGTAGAAGTTTGTCCAGGTTGACGAGCACAGGGTTTACCTGCCCATTTACCACCCAATTGAACCCAACCTTTTTTACCATCAGAAGACTTTGATTTACCAAACCAATCACGAAGTCCTTCATCTCCAGACTTTGTTTCTTCATTGGTTACATAATCTGCTGCAGTATCAATATAATCCGCCGCCTTAGTAATTTTTGACTGAACCCATGCTTGTAATTCACCCTCACCTTTTTTACCCATCTTCTTTTGAAGACGATCGGCAGCTTTTTTAATAGTTTTAATTTCTGAACGAGCCATTGAATACTCGTGATCTTTCTTCTTTTCTTCGTTCATTTTTTTCTTTTTACCCTGACAATGGGCGCGTTGTGAAAATCCTTTTGGATCATCACAATTGATCGATTTTTTATATTTTTCAGACCAACCCATTGATATTTTAAGATTCTTCTTTATTATTTAGAAAACCTTGTTTGAGTAATTTTGAAAGTTCTGACGTAGATCCAACAAATAATGCATTGTTTGTTACGTTATTAGTTGTTTGTTTCATATTATCTTCTTCCATATCTTTTAGTTTCTTTTGCAAATCTAAAAGTTTATCGGTGGTATCACCAACGCTTTTGATTATTTGTCCGGCAACTTCATATGCTCTAGGACTATCACTTTCCGATGCTAGTTCCATAATACCATTTAGAGCTTCTTGTCCCTTTTCTATTAGGGAATATAAATTTGCTCTAGTATATTGATAATCTTTTTTAATGTCCTCAGAATCCTGATTTTTGACTATTTCGGATGGTGGATTAGAATCTACGCTAACAATATTAGTTTCGGTGTTTAGCGATTTGCTTATAGAATCAAATTTATCCATAATTTTAAATTAGATCTGTGTTTCTAGTGTTGCTATATTCTCCTGCATCTTGGAAAAATGATGTCTCTTCACTAAATCCAAAATCATCACCAACAACAATTGCCGTATTATCTGCCTCACTCAATACATCAATAGAAGTTCCAGTAGTATGCGTTGCGGCAATTGTGTCATTATATCCTCTAACAACTGTGATAGAATCTGAAGTCTTAGATTTAATCTTCATAATTTCACTATCAATGATAACTCTATCTCCAACAGAAAGAAGACTTGTGGAGGTAACTCCTACTAGAGTTTCTTGCGTTGTTAGGTCTTCACTCAATGAAGATGAATTATCATCATTATAATCTTTCTTGGCGATAGGAGTTGCTACATATCTGACCTGTCTTCTAGCATTTTGAACATCAGTATTTGAATAGTAATCGACTTGAACCTTCTTAATGAGTCCGTCAGTGCTGTCTGCAATAGGTCCGAATAGATAAGTTTTTACTGAAAATTGTAATGTATAAATTAACGCTCTTCTTGTTGTGAAGTCTCCTTCGTAATCATCTTGGAAACTAATGTTTTCTAAAACTACTGGAATATCTCTCTTTTCGCCAATAGAATCTACCAAATCAATAGTAACATTGAATGATGGTTGAAAAAATGGTAAAATTTGCTCAAGGATTTGTAGAGCATCATCATTTAATTTTGTTAGAATATTTAATTCAAATCCCAAGTTATATGGGACGGGCATGAAGACTTTTTTGACTCTGCTATTATTATCTACTGCTTTAAAAGTTTGCGTTACTGATGTTTTTCTTGTTGAATCATATTGAATGCCGTTCATTTCAAAAGACATTCTTGGTAAAGTCAACTGAACTGCTTTATTCAGTTCTGCTTGCTGTTCAATTCTTGCGAGGAACTTTTGCATTGGACCATAAGCAAGAGGAACTTTCATCTTGCTTATAACTTGATTTGAGTTATTTTCGTGTGCAACATACACTTGGTTGAACAGTGTTCCAAAAGCAACAACTGTTTTACGTATTATCTCGTGATAAAAATAAGTTCCTAACATTAATATGTACCAAAGGGATTAGATTCTGTAAAATCAAGAATAAGATCTGCTTCTGCTTCTATTTCGTCATTATCACTGTATTTATCATAAATGTCTCTATCGTCATATGATTTAACCGAATACCTAGCAGAAGATGAAGATCCAACAATAACTTCTCCAGCAGCAAATGCTCCATCGTTTATAGAAACTTTCAATACATTAGTGCTAGAATTCCATTCTTTAACTCTTGCTGTAGTTCCAGTAGTTGATCCTGTTACAATCTCATTAAATTCGAAAGTTCCTATTCCTGCAGTTACTGGTGGTGCTGCAGCAGAAACCGTAGGAACTAATATATTAGGAATGTAAATATAACCTTCACCAGGGTCCTCAATATAAATTTCATCAATCTCTCCAGCACTATTGATTGTACTTCTAGCGGTTGCTGTAGATATACCTGGAATTATATCCTTATAATTCTTCTCATTAACATCATTAGTTATTGTTACGGTTGGTGGAGACAAGTATCCACCACCACCTTTAGTAATTATGATTCCAGTAACAATTCCGCATTGATCTATACCAAATTCAAATACAGAAGTAGCAACACCAACATTTGTTGGGGTATTTGAAATTGTAAGTGAAGTTGAACCAATTCCAGTTACATAAGTATCTTCTGGAATAAAATTATAAGAGTCGCTATGTCCTATTGCTAATCTTACTCTATCTCCAACTATAATATTTGTTGTAGTGATACCTGTTATTGTAGTTGAACCAATACCAAGAGTTCCTGTAGTTTGAACCGAGCTAACACGCAATGTAGCAATACCAGTCGCTCTGAAAGATTCTCCTGCACCACCAGATCCAGAAATACTAACAGAAGGCACTGTTCCTGATGCATAACCATATCCACTATCTGTAACAGTGATACCAGTTACAGTTCCTGCTGCAGACACAGTTGCAGTTGCAGTTGCTCTTGTAGCTCCAGTACTTCCAGAGAAAGTAATATTTGGTGGTACTGTATAACCAAATCCGATTGTAGCACCAGTTCCAACTGCCCAAGCATCTACCTCATCGAAAGATACTGCTGTTACTATACCTGTAATTGGATGAATTGTAGCAACGCCTACTGCCGCTGTAGTGGGCGGAACGATACCATATGATCCTCCAGTACTAATCGCTACCGTAGGAGCTGTTGTGTACGCTCTACCGGTGGTGCTAAACGCAATAGAACCAGGATCAATAGAAGATCCATTGATTCCTCCACCAATATCAATGGTTGCAGAAGCATAACTAAATCCTGGATGGTCTATAGTAACAGTTGGGACATCTCCGTAGTATTTTCCTTCAGATCCAGGAGTAACAGTGATACTATCTACAGTTCCACCATTTGTTGCATAATCAGTCATGGTTGCAGTAGCAGCCGCTGACTCTCCAGTTCCAGTTGGTAGACTAAAAGTAACTGTTGGTGGAGTTTTGTAGAATACACCTCCAGTTGTCCCACCTGGGAACAGGTAACTGGATGATCCAATGCTTATTGGGGCAGATAAAACACTAACACCAGCACCAATTGGGAAGTCTATAATAGCAGTTGCTGCTGCACCAACATGTTTTGGTGGAGTAATTGTTATTTCTGGAGCAACGGCATATCCAGTACCACCGTCATCAACAATTGTTGCGATTACACCCGTTCTTACAGTTTCTATACCACATGTAGCAGCTGCTCCTACACCTCCACCTCCAGTAATTGTGATTGTTGGTGGAACTGTATATCCATATCCAGCGTTTGTTAAGATTATTTCTTTAAGCGAATATGATCCACCAATAGAAGTTGTTATTGCTACTGCAGTTGCTGTTCCACCATTCATTGGGGAAGTTGAAAATCCTATCGTTGGTGGTCTTGTATATCCTCTACCGTCTGCATTAATAAAAATATTTCTAACATATCCAGAATTATTATCTAAAAGTGGAGAAAGAGTAGGATTTCTACCAACACTAATAAGATTTAATGTGGTAATAAATCCTTCATCTTGAATTTGAGTATCAATCTCTTCAATAGATGTATCGAGAACTTCATCCTCATATTCGTACAACTCACATTTAAGTTCGTATACATAAGTTTTTCCTAGTTGATAAAATGGTTGCTCGTGCTCTACAAACTTAACTTCAAATATTCTTTGTCCAAGAGGAAAATATACAAGATCACCTTCTCTAGGTCTAGATGATAAAACTATCTCATCATCATCTGCACCATCTAAAA